GAATTCGGCCTCGGCGCGTGTCAGGCCCTCGCGCCGATGCTTGACGCCGAGGAATACGCCCTCAAGCAGACCGCCGCGAAGATTCAACAGGGCGGCGTGGATCTGGTCGTCACCGGCAAGGATGCGACCACGCTTGGATTCCTCAAGAGCAAATCAAACCGCGAGGCCATCGCCGAGCAGGTCAGCGAAGCGCTCAGCGGCGGCGGCTCGGATCGGCGCGTGCTTGTGCTCGGCGGGCATCTGGACATCAAGGACGCCGGATATAAGCCCGCCGACCTTCAGAGCAAAGAGCTACTCGCCGCGACAGAACGGAAGACGCTCCAGAGCCTCGGGACGGTGCCGATCGCGCTCGGCGCCGAGGCCTCGACATTTGCCACGGCGGTACAGCAGTACAGAGCTCAGGCCGACATGGACGCCGGGATCGTCGCGCTGCTGGAGTCGGCGCTATTCCGTCCGCTGGCTCAGCAGTTTGCCCGCAACGCTGGCGGGCGCTGGTCAGGCCGGGCCGATCAAGTCACGTGTCGTTTTGACCTCTCAACCCATCCCGGCAATATCTACGCGCGAAGCGAGGCGATCGATCGGGCGGGTAAGTTGGTCGCGCTGGGCTGGTCGGCTGAGCAGGCCGCCGCCGCCGAGGGCCTCGACTTGCCAGCGCCCGAGGGCCAAACGTCGGCACCTCCAGTGCAAGCCGCGCCGACGCCCGGCACCGGGCCGGCACCGCTCGGCGATGTCGAGCCGTCCACGCCCGAGCCAGCGACCGGCGACGATCCAGAGCGCGCCGCGATTGTCGAGGGCCTCCGGAGGCTCGGGCGGCAAGGTCTGATCGTGGAAGCGGTCGCCGCGAAGTAAGGGTATCGCTGTCAGCTATGCAATGTCACAAGCGGCACACAGCGGTATAGTGGCTCGATAGAAGCCCCAAACTTAAGAGGCGCCATGGATGCCCTGACACGATCCGCTCGCTTGTCTCGACTGCTACAGGGGCGCGGCTATGCGATTACCGGATCGCTGCTGACCGATACCAGCGAGCGCGGCGCGGTCGTGCTGCTGGATCCAACTACCGGCGGCGAGCTCGCCGCCGAGGCCGATCCGGCGTGGGTGCTCAGCACGCCGCGCGAAGCAACGGACGGCCACATTGTTCAAATGCATTGGGATCTGTCCCGAGGTGCTCAGGGCGGGCCGGGCGTGCCGGTGCTTTACAACCACAATCGGGACGCCCTCGCCGGGCAGTGGCGCGCGCTCGCCGTCGCCGAGGTTGACACCGCCAGCTACAGCGGCGAGGCGCTGATCGGTCGGTCCTATCTGCCCGGTGTTACCGCCCTTGGGCGCGATGTCGCCGAGCAGGTCCGCGCCGGCCTGCTTCGATCCACGTCGATCGGCTGGATTCCAGGCGAGCAGGTCCGCCGCTCAGAGCTCGATCCGCTTGATCCGAACTGGCGCGAGGCCGCCGAGGATGAATGTGGTATGCCCGCCGAGGGTTACGTCATGGGCTCTGAAGCCGCGCCGAATCGGCTGCTTGAGGCTTCGCTTGTGACCATCCCGGCGCAAGCCGACGCCGTAAGTCTGGAGCACGCCCAGCGCCGCGCGCTTGACGACCTCGGGCCGCTCTTGCGCGCCGACGACGCCACGATTGAAGGCGCGATCCGATCTGGATCTATGGATCGGCTGCTGTTCATCGCCGCCCGCGACCCTCGCGTGACGGCCTACATTCAGCGCGCCGCCCGTGCTGAGCTGTCCGCACTACTCGCCGAGGCCGGCGACAACAACAACAACCCCGCCGGGCATACGCTCGGCGACCTCTTCAAATAGGAGCGGCGTCCATGTCCGCAGAAGATCAGGATCTCGATACCATTCTGGGCGATGTCGTCGCCGTTGACAGCGGCACCTCTGCCCGCCAGGTCGTCACGATGCTCAATCAGCATCGCTCAGCGATCAAGCATCTGGATACCGAGCGCGCCGAAGACGCCGCCCAGCTCCGGCGCATGATCGGCGATGCTGAGCGCAAGCTGACCGCCGCCCAGAAGGAAGCGTCCGCGCAGTGGATGCCCGCTGGCGATGCGAGCGACGTGGATCGCCGCTTCCTCAACACTGACGGCTCGCTCCGGCTCGGAAGTGTCGAGCAGCGTACCGCCCGCCCTGACGGCTCCGTGCAGGTCAAGAACATTCGCGGCCTGCTTGACGCGCCCGTGGGCGTCAGCCGCCAGCACGACGATCTGATCCGCGCCTATCAGGCCCTCGCCGTGGCCCATCGGCTCGCCGGTCGCTCTGGCAGCGCTGGATCGGTCTGGAGTCACAAGCTGGTTGCCCGACAGTGGGGCGCGTTCACCGACGCCGCCCGCACCCCCGGCGGCAAGTCTGGAGCGTGGTTCCGGTCGGTTCTCAGCGACCCCGCCGCCCTCAAGCGCGTGATCGACGGCTCCGCTGGCAAGGGCGGCGAGCTGATCCAGAACCCCACGATCAGCGCGGTTCGCCGCCCCACTGATCTCGCTCGCCGTATCCCCGGTCTGATTCAGACTCGCCAGGCGCCGAGCACTTCATTCAAGGCACCGATCGTCACCGGTCGCGCCCTCGCGAAGCTTCGCGGCGCAACCCAGAGCGATCCCAGCCGATTCCCGCTCAACAACTTCACCACTTCCGACGCTACGATCAGCGTGGTCAACCGGACCGTTACCGCGCTGCTCGACAGCCTGTGGGCGACTGACAACGGCTTGATCCTCGCCGACCCGATCGGATTCGTGATGGATTGGCTTATGATGGGCGATGCTGACTCCCTTGAGATGGCATTCCTTCACGGTGACACCGCCGGCACTCACATGGACGCCCTCGCGACGTGGACCATGGGCGGCATGTACGCCGCCGGCGATCTCGACGGTTCCGATTCGGCGCTGAAGTTCTGGATCGGTCTTCGCGGGCGTGCTCACGATGACAGCAACACCGCCAGCGCGGGCGGCACCTTCTCGGCGGCTGACCACTTCGGCGCGATCGAGCTGCTCGGAAACCGGGCCGGCGGCGATGTCGCCATGATGACCGGTCTTCACGCGCTGTACACTCAGCTCTTGCCGCTCGCCGACTTCACGACCGTTGATGTCGCCGGGCCGCGCGCTACCCTCCAGACTGGCGAGCTCGGGCGCATCGGCAACACCCCGGTAATCATCTCTCAGATGCTCCCGAATCAGTTCGATACCACATCGGGCCTGTACACCGGAAGCAACGCCGGATCCATCGCAGTTTACGCTGACATCTCCGCCTATGCTCATTACGAGCACGACGCCGGATCGGACGATTTCGACGTGTCGTATCCCGAGCGCGGCGCTCAGTATATCGGCATGACTCGCCGATCCGTGCTGACTCCCGAGGTGATCAGCACTGAGAAGCCCGTCGCCGTTCTCTACAACCTCTGATTCGGAGCTCTTCAATGTCTGCTGACACCGTAAACAAGCAGTTTCCCCTGATCGCCGAAGCCGGCGGCCCGGCGCGCGTCTATCTGGTCCCACCAACCGGTGAAACCTGGAAGATCTCCAGCATCAAGTTTATGCCGAATGAAACCAGCGCCGCCCACGCCAGCAACTACGCCAGTCTCCAGGCATTTCGGGGCGCTTCCACTGCCCTGACCGCCGCGCGGACGACCGCCGACGGCGGCGGCGGTGCCTTGACTCAGGGCACCATCGATAGCCTCGCGCTGACTGCAACCGGCGGCGATCTGGAGATCAGCGCCGCCGAGCCGTTCAGTTTCCGGGTGGCTCAGGTCAGCTCGGGCGTGGCAGTCGCCGGCACCGTGATCGCGACCTTCGATCGGATGCGCTTCTGATGGTTACGATCCAGTACAACCCGGCGCCGAGCGTGCCCGATCATCTTCGCGAGGTGTTCCGAATGAAGGGACAGAGCTTCGCGGCGGGTGAAAAGGTCGTCACGACGCCGGAGCGTGCCGCCGCCGTGATCGCGTCCGCTCCGGCGGGCTCGATCAAGGTGCTCAGCGGCGAGGCATCCGCACCGCCCGCCAGGCTCCCGGCATCGCTCAAGCGATCTCAGGATGCTGTGATGGAGCGGGCGCGGTTGTTTCCAACTGATCCGGCTCGGGCGCTTCACGGTCTGCCACAGCTACCAGACAAGACGGCGGCAACGCTGCTTGGGCGAAACGGCGTCAAGTCGATCCGCTCGGGCGATCATGACGACCGGCTTGCGGTCGTTGGGATCTTCTGCTGGCTCGCCGGGCCGGCTGGAGCGGACGCCGCCGAGGCCGCCGCCCAGCGGGCCGCTACACTGCTCGCCGACGCAAAGGGGTAACCATGGCGCTGATCACCGTCGCCGAGGCGATCGCGCGATCGGCGTCTGAGCTATCGAGCAACGCTGGCACCACAGCGAAGCTCACTACCCTGATCGCCCGCGCTGACGGAATGATCGCCACGTTTTGCGGGTATCCGCGCCCGGCGAGCACCTCGGCGCGGACGATGGAATCCGCCAGCTATACGATCTACAGCGGATCGGGCTGGCTGGAGGTCGATCCGAGCAATCACCGCCGGCTGCTGGTCGCCATGTCGCCGCTGACGGTGATTACCTCGATTCACGACGACACCGCCGAGGAGTTTAGCGCCTCTTCGCTGGTCGCGCCGAGCGACTATAGCCAGCGCGGCGACGGTGGAAACGTGATCTATCTGAGCCAATCCAGCGCCCATGGATCGTGGTCACGCTCGCCGCGACTGATCAAGGCTGTAGTGACGGCGGGATGGGCTGACACGACCGCGCCGGAGACACTCAAGCAGGCCGCCGCCGAGCTGGTGATGCACCTATACGAGCTGCCGAAGAGGCGCGGCACAACGAATATCAATCAGGGCAATCTGGTCACGACGTACCGAGGCGAGACAATGCCCGCCCACGTCGCCGAAATGCTCGGCGATTACATTTTATCGAGCTCGCTTGTATGAGCGGCCTCGCCGAATATGTCGCCGTGCTGGAGCGGCTCGCCAGCAATATGCCGGGCTTGCTTCATCCGGCTGTGGAGCGAGCAGCGGATCGCGTCCGCGATGAGGCGACCGAAAACCTCAGCGGGCGCGTCCTACAACAACGCTCCGGCGACCTGCTCGAGACGCTGGAGGTTGTGACGATCAGCGGCTCCAGCGGTGCCGGAATCGAGGCGACCGCCGGATCGCCGACGGTCAGGTATGCCGCGATTCATGAGCACGGCGGCACAATCCAGGCCGCCGGGGATGGATACCTACACTTCCTCGGGCGGTACGGATGGGCAAGGGTTCGCCAGGTCACGATCCCGGCCCGGCCCTATCTTCGGCCCGCGATGGAGGCCGGCGCCGCCGAGCTTCCGGGCGCATTGCATGATGAATTCGTCGCGCTCATGAAAGAGGGCCGCTGACATGGCGACATCTACGCGGGCGATTCTGGAATTCTTGCGCGACACGCTATTGCCCAGCGTGGACGGCTCAGCGTCGTATGTGTACGACCTCAGCGCGGCGGGCGCGGTCAAGGTCAGCATGCCGCCGCGCGACGGGCCCGAGGTGGTCCCGAGCGTCTATATATGGACCGACCGATGCCGATACGAGCACAGCGGCCCGGCAAGCCTGAGAGGCTATAGGAAGCGGCTTCGCGTCGGCGTGGCGGGGTATGTCAAGCCGACCGATGCCGACGGCGACACGCGCGCGGGGCGGCTTAACGCCGCCGCCGACCTCGGCGACGACATCGCCCGCGCGATTCTGGAGAATCACCGGCTCGACACCGGATCTACCCGGCTTGCTCAATCCGTCGCGCTGGAGCTCACCAGCCTTGACGGCGCCGAGGCCAATCATCCGAGCGGCGGGATCGTCTTCGGACACATCAATATCACCGCGATTCTGGAGGGCTGATCATGGCCTGGTATAGCGACGGCTCCACAACCTGGCGGCGGCGGATGGCGATCAGCGTGATCGATTCCGCCGGCGGCTCGCCGGGCTCTTATGACGTGTCGCTTGAGCTGGCGGCACAGCACGCCGAATTCTGGGCGAATGTACAGACCGATGGATTCGACATCATCGTGACGCAGAGTGACGGCATGACTGAGATCGCCCACGCGCGCGGCTCTTGGAGCTATGCGGGCAAGGCGGCACAGATCGACATCGACAACGCCGGACTAAACAGGGGATCAAGCAAACCCCGGATCCATCTCCTGTGGATCTATTTCGACACCGCCGACACGGTTGCAGGCGATCCCGCTACGCCCTTCACGCCCTCAAGCGCACTCCCGGCGAGGTGCTGGCCGGGCCGGATTCGCGGGGCGCTGGTCATTCCGCCCGCCCTACCTGGCGATAGTCAGCCGCGAATGATTCAACAGAAATCGGCGGATGATGAAAATGAGATCGTGATCTCGATCGCTCATCTGCTGGACGGCGCCAGCACGGAGATCAACGGCTCGGCGGCGTA